ATGAAACGGATTGGACCTGAACTAATTGTCAAAGTCAAACCAGTTGATGTGAATGTTTTGTTACGGAATACTTTAGTTGAAACATAACTTGTATTAGCAATGTTTGCAACGTATGGCGAACCAACAGGGAAAATAAGTTCTGGTGTACCAGGACTATTCAATACAGCATCACCTGTTGATAGACCACCAACTTTACCGTATGTTGCGTTGATGTTTAGTGATGCGTTGACACCATAAGATGAACTTTTTTCAACAATAGATTCTGTATCAAATGTTTGGAACAAGATAGAGAACTTTGTTGTTGTATCTGGAGTAACAGTAAATGGTTTGTCAACAGTAATTACTTTACCAACATAAGACACAATGTTACGTGTATCACCTACGTCTGTACCAGAAGTAATAACAAGAGTACAATTGTAGTATGCGTTAGCTACAGCAGAGAATGAACCATTTGTATCATTAATGGTCAATGTGTTTGATGTAGCAGAAGCTGTATTACCAGACAATGTATTTGTGGCAATGTCTGATAGATATGCGTTATACACATATGATTGTGTGTTTGAACCAGTGCCTGCTACGTATTGTAGACCACGAATATGTGAAGAACCAACCAAGGTTGATGAGTATGTTACATTATTTGTAGAAACAACATTTGCTGCTGGAACACAGTGCATATCAACAGAAGGAACTGTTGTAACGTCAAAGACACCATTAGATGTATCAACAACAAAATAGTTGCCATAATCGATGTAAATGTCGTTGCCTGTAATTTCATTTACTTGACGAGCACGATCAGAAGTTAATGTTATTGCTGATTGATTCTCGATACGATAACCGTGAACGTAAGCAACACCCTTACCGACACTTAAATCATACTGTGTGGAAACACCCAAAGCATTTGCTGAAGGTGTTAGTTTGAAATCATTAACGATGTAGTCACCGTTAGTTTCATAATCTCGTTTAGCAAAGTAGTCATCGATTGTTGAGTAGACAGTTTGGTCTGTTTGTTTTACAATTTGGCCACCAACCACACGAACCAATTCAATGAAAGCACCATCATTACCTAATTGAATTGGTAATGTAGATAGTGTTAGATTGATTTGGTAACGGTCTGCACCTGGTGCTTGATAGTTAGATGCACCAACTGCTGGATCCAATAGAGAAGAATCGTTAACATAGTCAACAATAGTCTCAGTAATTTCTAAACCAACACGAACAGAAGGTACGTTAGAATATTTGCTTAGAATAATTGTCTGTGGATTAACCTGTACAAAGTTACCAATCGAGAAGTTATTGTATGTACCATCAGCGTTTGCTGTGGAAGATTGTGAATAACCGTTAACGATGTAGAAAACACCAGAAGAAATGGATGCAACAGATGAAAGACCTGTTGAAGGAATAGACGCAGTAGATGTTGCAACTGTAGCAGTGATGTTGGTACCATCAGTTGGAGTAATAACGTTAGCATCAGTAAACTGAACACCAGACAGATAAGAAACAATCAATGTTGGTGGATCACCTGGATTGATAGATGTTCCTGTTGCTTCAGCAGTAGCGATAACTTTAGCTTGAACTGTACCAGTAGCATCTGTGATGATTTTACCCAAGAAATTTGATGCAACAACAGCAACGTTGTTAACAGTTAGGTTCAAACGAATAAAAGAACATTTCAGGTTAGTTGTAACTTTACCACCTGAAACTGGAGTGTTTTGTGAGAAGATGTTATCAGCAAAGTTGGAGATTTGGTTCTGAAGAATAGATTGAGCTTGTGTCAATTCTCTCGCTTGAACTGCATAACCTGGCTTGAATAAAATTCTATGATAATTTTTTGTTGGGTCAAAATCATCGTAGTATGGAGATACGTTAAAATTTAACATCTTTTTCCTTTAGTAACCTAATACTATTTTAAATTGTTCTGTTCCGTCTGGACTTCTTTGGATGCCGGTCAAATTCTCAACATAAACCAAATAACCAGAACCAACGTCAAAGTCTGGAGTACTCACAGATAATACGGTTCTTGCTGAACCTGAAGTATTACCAAACAATAAAGAGTTTGTTACTGGAGTTCCTACTATATTTATCAAGTGTACCAGGTTAGGAGCATACTCAAAACTAACAACTGTTGCAGTAAATGTTGCAGTTGCTAATGAAGTGCCTTGATACACAGTTTCACCAGAAACGAAACCTGTATCAGTTGATGCAGCAACTACAATATCAGTTGTTGCCTTATAGATTGTATTACTTGCTGGATTAGGGAATTGTGAAGTTGAGGTTGGATTAACTACAAGACCCATTTGATAATATTCAATTGGATTTCCGTTAGCATCTGTTGTTGGAACATAAGAGATGCCGTTTGTTTCTTCATTACCTTGGAACTGGCAAGTCAACATTACATTTGAACAACCAAGTTCTGATGGTGGATCGTAACTGTGACCACCGATTGGTGATGATGGAGCGATAGCAATTGCACCAGAACCGTTAGCAGAAACAAACGATACATTTGCTTGTGAGTAACCTGAGCCTGGTGTCAGAACGATAACGTCTTTAATAACACCACCAACAACACTAGAAATTTGAGCAGTTGCACCAGTGCCGTCACCAGTAACAACAACAGAGATTGGTGAATTTGCTGGATCGAATCTTGTACCACCATTAATTACGTTGATTACATCGATAGAACCAAATCCTATTGGAACTTCTGTGTTAGGTGTGTTTTGACCTACTGGTACTGGAATCCAGTTTGAGTCCATGAATTGAACTTTAGATCCGTTACCGATTGTGTACACATATTTCCATTTGTAACCGTCTGTACCATAGAAAATATTGTCTGTGTTGTACTGACCTGGTTGGAAGTATGGTTCGTTTGTGGATGCTGCGCCGTTTGCATTCCAAAGACATTTGAAAACTTGATCGTACTTATTCTTTACATAGAATTCATTAATCAAGAATCCGTTTTGGTCTTTTGCAAACATATCAATAGTGTCTTGATAATATGCATAGACTGTTCCTGTTGTCCAGTCGATACGTTGAATAACAGGAGAAATATCTGCTGGTGTAATCAACTTAGCAACAAACATATTCTTGAAAACTTGTTTTAAAGTTCTTTGATCTTGTGTTGGAACAGGAACAGTATTACCTGTCCAAGGAGTTACCTTACCCAAGAAACAATAAGAAGTTGAGATTGGTAAACCGGTACTTCCGATCAAAGCAACAGGTGAGAAGTAGACTTGTTCAACTTCTCCGACCTGAGCAGCATATGTTAATAGACTTTGATTTGTATTTGTCATAGTGTTTTATTTATCTATTGTTACGACAGGGAAATATTGTGTTCCTATTGTGTGTAAATCATAATCTGAGAAGCATTTGCTAGACTTCCACCAGCAATATATGTTCTAGTAAATGACAACAATGAGTTTGCTGTTGTGTGAGCAATATTCGAAGTTGTTGTGATGATGTTTGAAACAGCATTTACACTAGCAACATTGTATGTGTTTACGCCAATCGTTACAGTATCACCAGGGTAAATCATATACTGTAACGGTGTGTCACTCATGAAAATCTCATTATTTTGGTAATAATAAGCATTCGTGAAGTTCTCAATATTTATGTGAGTTGTATTGGCATTTGCTGCTACGTAAGCAACATTATTGAAAGCCAACCACATACTTGATTTCGTGGTTGCTTTATTGTTTGCGTAATCAACAGCAGTAATCAATGAAGAAATTTGTTTTCCGTCTTGTGAAGTTAGACTGATGGTTGATGAATTTGCAAACAGAATATTTGCCAAGTTAGCACCAGATAAGTTGTTAAACTGAATTGTGTTTGTACCTGGATTTGCCAATGAACCTGATAATGTTGCAGTTGTTGCCGCTGTTTGTGTATAGTGATACAAGGTTTCACCAATTTGAATATGTTGATTTGCATCAAAATCAAATTGTGCAGGAGATTCAATTGCATAACGACCAATCAAGTTCATACCTGATGGGTGTAACAAGTTCAATAGAATACTACGATACTTCTCAATTTCTTTTCCAACAGTAATCTGATATGTGAAATTGTTAAAGTTTTGACTTTGTAGAATACTGAAACCACTTGGTTGACCACTATCATCAAGATATTGACCTTGGCCGATAGCTAGACCGTTCAAGAATGTGGCAGTACCCAACGCAGTACCGTCACCGTAGTTCTTGATACCGTTGTTGTATGCCGGACTTCCAATGTTGAAGTAGTTTGCTGCGTATGTGTTGTTGACAAAATTGTAGTTGATGCCTTTGTTGCTTGCATCTTTCAGTACAATATTTGGTGTTGGTTGTGATGAGTAGTTGTATACTCTTAAATTCCAAACAGATTTTGATGGATCATTATTTGGTGCCAACAGAGTAAGAGAATCATAATATGTGTAATATGATGCGGTGTTAACAGAATTGCCTTGGTAAATTACATCACCTGTTTTTGGCAAGTTTGTTACAATAACGTTTGATACCAGAATGTCTTGTACTTTGATAGACACGTTTGGTGTTGACACATAATCTTCACCAGGATCGATAATATTCAATGAGGTGATAGAACCAGCACGGTCAACAGAACCCCCCAAGACAGCACCACTTCCTAGAATACCAGGTACAGTCAACACAGCATTGGCTGCATGAGTATTAGCTGAGGTGACTGATAAGGTTGGCAATAATTGATTTGTATAACCCAAACCACCCAAAGGATATTGGTGTGTATTCTGTGTTGGATTGTAAACATAAGAAGCGGTAACAATTGCACCTGTTGTGTTTACGTTTGTTACGTTTGCATAAGCACCGTAACCTGAACCGCCAGCAAAATGAATGGTATCATTTACTTGGTAACCAGAACCCGCATTTGTAATTTGAATTGGTCCAAGAATACCCAAGTTTATCAAGTGACCTGGAATATTAGATACATCAGTTGGATATTCAGAATCAGCAGTGATGTTTGGTAGTGTTGTCAAACCACCACCACTA